AGCCGTAATCGTAGCCGTGCTCCACGTGCTATCCGCAAAGTCAACAATCGCCGTCGTGCCGTCTACAGAGACCACCGGACTGGTCAGAGTATTGCCCCCGGCGGTGTACCCGGTGCCGACCACCTCGTTGGACGTTGTATACGCCGTTGTAGCTGCGCCCAAGGTGGCCGAGCTGGTGTACAGGGCGATCTTGATCGTGTCCGTGTCGAGGTCGTGAACCCCGCCGAGGAAGTCGGCTTTGGCCGAAGTGCAAAACGCTTGTGTGATAGCCATGAGGGCTCCTTAGTTTACTGGCACCCGCACCTGCGGAGTGCGGTATGTATCCATGCGCAGTTTGCCGTCGCCCAGTTGCTTGAGCTGCATCATCGAC